ATTTAAATAAAGATTCATCTGTTGGGTTTGGTGCCAAACAGTTAGGAATTAAATCGCGATTAGATACTGATTTAAAACTTTATCTACTTAATTATTATGATCGATCACGTAGAAGTCCTCTACATTGTATCATAACTGCATCTCAAAAAGACGAAATTCGTGTGGTTGGTAAAACGCCACGTTTATTTACATCTTTTCCTGTAGAACATACGTTCTTGTCATCATTAGTTTTTGGCGATTTTTTACGTCAATTTTATGATCATCGATTTTGTGTCGATGGCAGTGTTAGTGCTGTGGGAGATCCAATGCAAAGTGGATCTCTTGCAATGTATAAATATGAATTGTCCAAAAGACCATATCTGTATTGTACTGACACAAATGCACAAGACTCCTCAGTTACTCGTTCATTTTTAGAACTTGTTTATGCCAATATACTTACTAAGTATGAATTGACTGATGAGGAATATAATTTATTTCAAACTGCTAAAAATAATTCCATTGATAAAGTGGTTACAGTTTGTGGTATGTTGTATTTGATACCCAGAGGTTTAGGTTCTGGTGATTATCTTACAGTCGTCGTTAATATTATGTGGCGACTCTACATGGTTGTTGAAAACTATAGCCATCCAACGATGGATTTCTTTTCTCGTAACACAACCATAATTAATGGTGATGATCTAATTATGTCATCTGATTTTGATGACCTTGATCTTAATTCACCACATGCTCGTATTGAATGGGCAAATAGACATGTTACCTGGGATGAAATGGATTTTTGTTCACACAAATTTAGTCCATACATTCATCAAGATCCAGTTAAAGTCCGTGCAGTACTATCTCTTAGAAAAAAGAGATCTTATGGCAATGATCCTCGTTGTGAAATACAACGGTTGGGCGGATTGTTACACGTCTTAAGTGATGAGGATACTTACAATCTTATTCTCACACAAATGATTGACTTTGCTGATAAGCATGATTTGCATGACCTCTTAGATCAACAGTACATCTCTTATGATGAACTTTTTGCAAATTACAATATGCCTATCCAGTTGATTTAGATTTAAACCAATACCCGTAAGGGCGCGCGATTTTTAAAAAATGGCGTCTACACGCAAACGTCTTGTAGTTAAAAAACCTAAAACTAAAAATCAAAATAAATCTAAAAAATTGGTTCCTCGTAAAAGAAACCAACAAAATCAAAATCAACAACCACAGAAAACGACTCAAAATCGTAGAAAACGTGGTAATCGTCGTCAACAAACAAATAACACTCAATACGGTGGTCCTTTTAATATGAAGAAAGGATCTTCTCGTGACTACCGTTGTGTTATAGCGGAGGAAACTATAGCTATCCAGCCTAGTAATGCTTCCGATGCTTTTGGTGTTCTTAATGTATATAACATCAATCCTGGAAATGCAACTACATTTCCTCTTCTTTCTCAAGAAGCTGCTGTTTTTGAGACATATAAATTTGAGTACTTGGAGTTTTACTCAGTACCAAGTGTCTCAGGTTATGCCGCTGGTGGTCAGACAGGGAGCGTTTCTCTTTCTGTTGACTTTAATGCCAGTCATGCACAACCAATATCTTATACAGCTGCGGTAGACCTTGATCCTGCTGATGAAGATCTTCCATGTAATGATCTTAGAATCATTCTACCACCTGAGAAAATGCATGCACAAAATCTTGCAAAATTTATAAGAACTGGAGGTTTACCAGGTTCTTCTGACATCAAAACTTATGATGTTGGTAATTTGTTTGTTTGTGCTGAAGGGCTCAGTGCTACTCAATTTAACGTAAATCGCTTGTATTGTAGATATAAATGTCACTTATATACAAGAGTTGATGTTGCTGGAGCTGGAGCCCCACAAAATAATAGTGTTACTTCTTTGCAGGAAACTAGTGCCAGTTTAACAAATATCACTAATTATCAACCTTTATTAGCTGCCGCTAGTTCGCTAGATGTAGTTAATGTTAATGGAATTGGTGTAGTTAATACTGCTGGTAGTATAGTGCCTCCTGCTGGTAATTATTTATGGTTCTTCCTTTCTGAAGCAATAAATACTGGTCAAAATCTAACAATATTTTCTGCTACTATGAATAAAGATGGTAACCAACAAGGTCCCTTGTATGAAGTTAGATCGAACGCTATTTTGGCACAACAATTACTTATAAATTGCAATGGTTTTATATCTTGCGATGGTACTAATGCCATTACGTTCTCTCTTTATGCTGCTTTTGCTGCTGGGACAACTGCAGCAACTAGTGTTTTTACACTTGTTGCTATTTAAAAAGTTGAGTTTATGCTCCAATTTTTTAATGATTAGGCGTGGACTCGTAAATCATTTTTTAACGTGAGTTAAATTTCTCAACATAAAAATTTGTTTAGGCCCG